TTCAATACCTTGAGGCATCAACATTGCCCAAATATTGACACCTGTTGCTAAAGTGGCATTAGTGATAGGTGGCGCAATCACTGTAGCACCCGAACCTGCCATCGCCCCCACTCCTGAATTACCATTTAAAATACCTCCACTTAAGGTGATATCAGGTAAGCCTGACGCTATGCCTGTCAACGCTGGTGAAGTGCCTGAGTAAATAGAATTGGATTTTTTACGCAACACAAATGCGCAGGTAATGTTAGCGGTTGTTGAGATACACGAGTCCATCTGCAACATAATGCCTTCCAAACGCGTACCCACCGGCACTTCGCATAAAGGAATTTCCAAGGTGTCAGTATTAGCCAAGGTCATTGCTGTAGTTTTGTGGATGCCTGAATAATAAGCGCCATTTGCATCCTCACCCGAATAGGGTGTTTTATTCATTTCGTTGCCAAGCTGGAAATATTTTGCCATGATCGTTTCTCTTTAAAATAGGCTTAAAGGCCCCAGCACTGGCCAGGGCATTAATAGTTAATACTTACCCACACCCCCCGAGGTTGCGGTAATGGCGTTATATTCACTGGTACCCACAGCAGGAGCAAAGGAGTCAACCACCGCCACGCCATGGTCCGTTAATACGTTATTGATGGTAAAACGTGTTTTAGCAGTCCCTTCCATCATCGACAGCGAGACTTCGACCGCCGATTTATGGTCAACTAATTCTTCATTCCAACCATAGTGATAATCACTGGATTCTTCGTTACCGTAGGCTTTGATCAAAGCTTGTGCACCGACAATGATGGCTCTATCAACGGCCCACCCTGCACCCGTAGAAGGCACAGTTACTGCAGTCTCAGCCGTGTTCAGGGTATTATTTTCATAAATACTATCGCCCGCATTAAAGCGCACCGCATAACGATTCATAGGTTTAACCAAGATGCCATTCCACATAATGGAATCACCCATAAATAAAGGATGTCTTTGACCATCAAAACGCTTGGTAGCATTTTGTAGTGCAGCCGTCCACAAACTGGCAGAGACCTTTTTTAAGATGGCCCATTGCCGCTCTGTCACAAACATGACCCATAACGGTGTGTTCCAGGAATACGGATCATCTTTGACGGTAATAGGCTGCAAAGGCACGCTCGATTCTTTTAATAAAGAACCAATGGCATCAATTTCAGACAGTGACAACGTACCCGTTGTGCTAATACCCGCTATGCTCGATACCGACGCATTGGAACCGGTATATTGGGCAATAAAACGACGATTAAACGTCGGTGCTTGCACCGGATTGACCATCACCTCAGCAAAATCTGGGCTCGATTGAATCGGCACCACCCAATCACTGGTTTGTTGCGTACCTCTCGAACCTGCCAACGCCACTAAACACTTTTGATCCTCAAGACGCTGTGCCCAACCGGTTAAACCGGCCTGAATCACCGTACGCAAATTATGCTTGGTCCGTTTTTGCGCCATCTTGCCACCGGTGTCAGCCATACCACGGGTACGATTGATACTGATTTCTTGGGTCGAAGTGGTGGCATTCATGCCTTTACCTTCAATGCGCTTATCGCCCATGGTGGGAATGCCGGTAAAGATATTGAACAGATCAACTGATATTTTGTCGCCTGCACTTTGTTTAAGATCCGTGACCTTAACAATTGGATAAGAAGGACTCGACTGCCCTTTCAGTTTTGAGGCGGCGTCACCCACTTGTGGGGCATCACCGGAGAGTAAATTCATAAAGCCAGGTGCAGTTTGCACACCGGCGAAAACAGCAGCACCGAAAACCTTAGCGGCTAAGGGGCTACCAATGGGGATATTAAATCCAGACATTGCAAGTTCCTTATCGTCATCACGACGATAGATAAGTAATAAATCACCCGCTAACTCAATAGCGGGTCCGCGCTCTGTCTCCCGACAGTGCCTAACACCTTACCCTAACGAATTCAGATACGCCTGCCGTTGGTCTGCGGTCATTTTCATAAAGCGATTCCCCAGTTCAACACCTGTTGCTTCCTCTAGACGCTGCTTCTCTGATACTTCAATAGGCTCACCACCCGGTATATCCGACAGTGAGGTAATTAAAGGTTTAGCCACCTTAGGTTCAGTGCTCACAGGAGGCACTTTAGCTTCCGGGGCTTTAAGCGGTGCTTCATAGACTTGCTCAGCAATCGCCACTGCTTTTGCAAATCGTTCTGTTAATGAAAGTTTAGCCGTTATCGGATTATCTCGAAGCATCGTGTCTTGTTGTACACAAAACTCAAACGCTTCCGGGTTATTGCGTTGCCAATGACTTAATGTCGGATTATTATCAATTTCTTCCTGCACAGTCAGCTGTGTTTGTCTGGCTTGCTCGGCTTGACGTTGCAACTCCAGTTGCTCAACTTGATTAAGTCTTTGTTGCGTGGCCAGTAAATGGCTTTGCTGCCCGACAATCACCTCATACTGCTCAGGAAAATACTCTTTTAAATCCGCCAACTGTTCAGCGCTCATAACGCTGATTGCCGATAACTCACCTTGAGCCGGGGTATTTTTTAACCGCTCGATTTCAGCTCTAAGATCATCTGCTATTTTCATAGCTTCTTGGCGCTGTTGCCGCTCAGCTTTTAATACCTCGTAGGCAATAACATGCTTACCGTCTTTGGTAAGAATACCCTCTGGCTCTTTTTCCTCACTGGCGGCTTCCTCCGCGCTGGTTGCTGCGCTATCTGATTCCTCCTCACTAGATTCCTCAGCTTCAACCGATTCGGTGGTAGCCTCTACGCCCATCGCCTCTTCATAAAGCTGCGCTAACACAGCCGGATCAGAAGGCAATTCGCCCGATGCCAGATAACTTTCAATCATACTCATGGGTAACGTCTCCCGACGTGATGCTCACTATCGCTTGAGCTTGCTAAATTCCCCACCTTATCGCAGGTAGGCCGCTTGCAACGCCTTTCAATGCGTCAAGTTTCTTATAAGCCTTTATTGCGCATTGTTCAAATAAAAATTACTTAGTGTAAATTTTGATTAGTAACGTTGCTATTTATCCTTATCTTATATTACTTATCTACGTCTACATTAATTGATTCCCCTGCCGCTCAATACCACTCGCCACTCCCTTTACCGGAGATGGGATAGCATCCGGTGGTGTGGGTTGATTAGGTGTTATTGGATCAATTTGTGCATTGGTATCTATTGAATCTTCAGGTTGTTGCGCTGGAACTTTGGCTTGTTGATCAACCAGAGTGCCACCATCCCTATCAATAAAGCCAGACGACTGACTAATTTGATCAGCAACTGGCACAATAGCAGGATTTGCCACTACCGCTTCTGCGGCCTGCATGGCTTCATACAGAGACTTGACCGCAGTTTCAGTGGTCTTAGATTTTAGATTATCCACTTCGGCCATGAGTTTGGCTACTTGAGCGGCGATGACTTCCGGTGGATTCTTAGCCTTTAACTGCCTTTGCAAGTCTTGTATCTCTTGCATAGCCTGTTCTATCTGTTGTTTGAGCTGCGCTTTTTCTGGATCTTGGTCATCCTCCTCCGTTAAGCCTAAGCCCTTACGAATAACAGCTGACATTTCTTTACGTTTAGGTAGATCTGAGGCTTCCACTAGGAATGGAATCAACATCGCTTGTACTGGTGGTGGTAAAGACTTCACCATGTCACTGAGTTGATTGAGCTGTTGATTTCTAAAAGTAGGTGTTGATGGGGTATCTGCCAACACAACCGCGACATTAATCTTGGTTACATCATTTTCAACAGACACAACACCGGTTTTCGGATCTTGCACGGGGTTATTTAAAATAATTTCGCGCTTACGGCCACCATCATCTTCAACCACAACACTTTCTTGGGCACTATCACTTAAATCTTCAATGATTAATGACAATAACAACTCATCTGCCTGACGTGAGGCCATATTAAAATTGTCATTAATTTCAGCCAACGTAATGGAGTCTTGCTCAACCAATGAATTAATAGCCAACCCCGACGTAGCACCCGAATCTCGTCCTAAGGTGGCATTATGAATACCAACATTAGTTTGGATAGCTTCTTTAGCTTCCTGCATCACTTGAAACTGCTGCGCTGCCATAGGGCCGTTTTCTTGTACCTCAAACCTTTCGCCGGGCTTATTACTAATCACCACATAAGCATCTGGTCTTGCCACTTCATCGGCGGCAACGGCATGATCTTCTACCGCCCCAGCTGTAGCTATGACACGCTTAGCCGACAGCAACCACATCATCTTAGATTTACGGGCATTAACTTCATCCTGCGGACTCATCATGGACCGGATTAATCCATACGGCACACCGGTTCTATCTTCTCTAAAGCCAAAGAACGGCACATAAGGAAAATGCCGATGTTGATACGGCGAAGGATGATCACAGACCAATTCCGGACCAATCCAAAAGGAATAACGTACCTTGTCAAAATTCGCTTGAAAGGGCTTTAAAAGATCGGCCTGCAACGCAGCCGTTTGCTGTTCATTAGCTTCATTGACCTCAATCATGCGGCCGTTAGGCAGTTTAGCGACTAAGCCTGTCACTTGCACACGATACCAGACCTCATAAACCACCAACCGCTTACGGGTAACATTCATCCATTCATATTGCTCAATTGAGGTAGTAAAGCCTGATGACACATCACTATCGATAGCACGTGTCATCAAATTGGCACTGGCTAATTCTATATCCCAATTAGCTCGACCTGATAAAGCATGACGGATAAACTCGGCTTTCTCAGGAAACGTCTGAATCAAAACATCTTCATCCATCCATTTACGTCTAACCATATAGCGCGCGTCACTCAAATCAACCTGCTTGGCACGCCAGTCCCAGTAAAGTTCCCGGCGATGCACATGCTCATAGCGGATTGGACATTTAAACGGATTGGCATTGCGAGCTACCTCAACAAACGACACACCGACTTTGATCATTTCGGCATACGCATCGGATTTGGCTCTTTCTGAACGTGCTGTTTCGCCCCATTGCTTCATCTTTAATGATAAAGCTTCTGCCACATCACTATTGGTTTCACCGGCCTCAGGCGCCACTCGGGTATCGACACGGGATTTAGCTTGCATACCCAACACAGAATTGATGGTGGGCATAATAAGATTATCAACAATAGGTGCTTGTCCGCGCTCCTCCATCAACGCCAAGGTATCGGCATCTAACTGATTACCGCAGTAGTAATCTCTC